GGTATAGTTATAATAAGGTACTTAACATGACGATTGGATTTCCAACAGGACCAACAGCAAACGTAACGACATATACCAAAGGTAATAGAACTTGGATATGGACAGGTAGTGCTTGGAAATTACAAGGATCAACTGTTGGTCCAACAGGTCCTGCAGGTGCTACCGGTGCCACGGGTAGTGGAACTACTGGACCAACTGGATATACTGGACCAGCCGGAAGTGGTAGTACTGGACCAACCGGAGCACCTGGTGTTACTGGACCAGCTGGTGCAACCAGTTATATTACATTTTACCAAGCAGGTAATATAGCCACTACATATACCGGAACATCGCGTTATTATCCTCCAAAGAATATAAGCATAAGCAAAGTCTACGCAAATGTTGGAACAGCACCTGCTGGTGGATTTGCTTTCATAATCAAAAAAAATGGTGTAAATACAGGATATACTTTCACGTTTACTAATGGTACATATATTATGACTGCTGTTACTGTCAGTATAACATTAACCACAACAGATTATCTAACATTAGACATCACTGCCGGAACTTCCGGGGATCTAAAATTAGAATTAGAATTCACCTATACTTAATGTATAAATATAACAAAAGAGAAGCGATATGGATAGAAATTTTTTAAAATTAGTGTTTGGGTACGAGACTGGATATGTGTATACATATCACGGACAGCTCGATGATAATTCGGATATAACTGTAGAATTCTGTAATCTGATTAATGACCACAGCCAAGATACTAGCGTAACAAAAACGTCAGATAACATATGGTTATTTTGGAGTAAGATATTATTAGAAAATAATAGCGATTTCGTTTTATTAGAAAATCTAAATATCGCTATAGAAACTATTATATTAGAAGAGTCTCCTGTAGTAAAAGATGATACTCAACCAGAACATAATCCCACAGGTCCATCGGGAGGAACAGAATAATGCTTTTTAGATATGCTATGAACAGTAGTTGTACCTATGCTAATATGAAAGCAGATATATATGGTATAGTAGCTGGAACAATAACCAGTACCGGTGGACTCAGTGGCGGAGCGAATACGGGTGCTTCAGCTGTTTATGGAACTTATCCGACCAGTAACTATTCTGTACAGAATTCAGGTACTAGTACTTTTAGCAAATTACACAGTTCGCTCGGAACATATACACACTATTTCCGCTTAGGTTGGGATGGTAGCACCGGAATGACTTCGTTTAGTTTAGCAAATAGTTATACCAGCGGAACTGATACACTAGTTAACAGTTATAGTTACAGTCTCCCATCTGCTTTAACCGTACAGTCATTACAGGCTATCGATATCGTAGTAAATGATAATTGCCTATTCTTTTATTGTCCAAAGTTTGGTATAGGATTTGGAATATTCGATATCGGGCACAATGGGTTAACTCGTGTTTATACAAGCGGAACTATGATGATGTTACAGCCCATATTAACTGGCAATCCAAATGGTGTGATTCCGTATAGTTATAGCCTACAGACATATTCATACACAAATGCTACCAATATACAATTAAATTATCTAACACCTGCTAAGTTACCTTACAATTCTGCAGGAGCGTTGGGTGTGTTAGAAAATCCCTGCTCAGCATATACAACCAATAACGGTAGCGTGCCAAGCGTAGTATATGGATTGAATAAGATCAATGACACGCTGTTTATTGGTAGGAGCATCTATGCTGATAGTTCAAACGTACGAAGATTGGTCATAACTAGCGATTCACTAGCGTACAGTATACAGATTTATTGAGGAAGAAAAATGTTAGTAACTATAAACGCAAGTCCCGCAGGGGCATCAGCAGACAATTATAAAACTGTCTGGATTAATTTAATGCAGGCTATTAAAACTGTAGCAACTGCTGGTGCTGGAACTACGCCAAGTCTAAATGCTCTAACTAGTGCTACTGCTAGAAGTAGTACTAATATGATAACAGTGATCGATAACACAGAAGCAGGCGGTTGGACAGCAACCGCAGATGATAATATTCCAAGTACAGGTGCCAGCAGCCCATATTATAATTCCAGTTTAACTTCACCTTATACACTAAACTTATACAATACCAATACAGGTAGCACTACATACCCATATCAACAGATACTACTGTCGAGTGGTTATCTCGCTGGAAGTTATCCAAATTTTAGCAGTTATTTTAACAGTTATTATTGGGGTTGGGCCTATTATGGTGCTACTACTACAAACAGATATACTACGAGTAATTTTAGTGGAACTACAAATCCTGCTGTAATATTAACACCGCGTAGTAACGAATCCAGTAACTACGGAAATGGTGCTTTGACTATGTCTTTTTATTCCAGTGATACTACTGTTATGTTAGCAGTAACACAGGATTATATGCATCTAATAGCACCCAAAGCACTACTCTGTATGGGATTAAGAGAAACACAGGCATGGGAAGCAAATTACAGCGATAATCCAGCAGTGTGTGCTTTCGCTTTAGATTGTAGTGTCTATTCTAGTGCTGCTAGTTATCCATCAAGTACATTTTCCTGGATGCGTAGTATAAACAATACAGGTGCAATAAACACCCCATATTGTTATGGAGATTATAACGGAGCAAGCAGTTTACCAAATGCCGTCACTGGCATGTCATCTACTTATAGTCAAAATTATGCAACGATTGATACTTTAAGAAGTTATTATGGCGGTACTGGAACTTTTGGTAGGTATCTCGCAAAACCCTTATTCATGATGACTACTCATCAATATAGCACAAGTTATCCTGTCATGTATCCACCAGTAACCGATAGCAGTACAGGAGCATTAGTTCCACCTGCTATTCCGATCGTATTTTCATCAAGTACAGGTAATGCGTTTAATCCTGGGGGAAGGATGAAGGGAATCTATAAAAGCCTAAGCAATGGCGGTGTATATACTATAGGTAACTTCTATACTTCTAATCAGACTTATGTAGTTAACGGTGATAATTACTATCCTTTCTTGAGCGGAAATGGATTATATGATCTATTCTTATTAAGGCGTGCCTAATGGCGATCGTAGTCACAGGTGATTGGCAATCTGCTACATATACACCTACGTATATAACACCCGTTCCGGTAGTACAGTTAAAGACTGACCGAACTGAAAATAAACTATCATATCAGTCTGGTAAATTACCAAGCAACGTAGTATATGATTGGGAATCTTTTTATACACCAACATTCGGTACCATAACACCGGTAGTACAGTTAAAAACAGATCAGACCGAAAATAAAGTATCATATCAAACCGATAAATCAACTGGCATAATAGTTTACGATTGGGAATCATATTACAATGTAACATTCGGAGGATTGACACCTATATTAACTAAAATGGTATCCGGCGGTTCGGAAATCAGTGCATCAGCGACTGTGGTACAGATGTGGAAAACAGGATACTAAAATTACTGTTGACAAAACTCGATAAAATAAATATACTATAGGATCATGGGAGAATACAAATGAGCCATTTCGCAGAAATTGACGAAACAAATACAGTACTTAGAGTCATTGTCGCAGAACAAGACTTTATCAACACAGGTGCGGTCGGTGATCCAAGCAAGTGGATCCAGACCAGTTATAATACACGTGGTGGTGTACACTACGGACAGGACGGACAGCCAGACGGTGGCGAACAGATGCGTAAGAACTACGCAGGTATCGGATACACTTACGACGCAGGTCGTGATGCGTTTATCCCACCGAAGCCATTTCCAAGTTGGACGCTCGACGAAGCGACTTGCTATTGGAACCCACCCGTAGCGATGCCAAGTGATATAACTAAAATCTGGACTTGGAACGAAACTACCCAAAGCTGGGATGGAACTGATCTTCCAACTGAATAAACTAAACATTGACAACACTCCTCATGTTGCTATATACTAACAATATGAGGAGAACATAATGAGTCGTATTTACGGACCAGAAGAAAAAGCAAAACTTATTTCAGTGATCAATCAAGGATCACAGGTATTACAAGAAGTCGATGACCTTAAAGGTGGGCTCAGAGATACTATTAAATCAATCGCAGAAGAACTCGATATTAAACCCGCATTGCTAACTAAAGCGATCAGCGTCGCACACAAGAGCAACTGGCAGCAGGTTAACAGTGATTTCGAAGAACTCGAAAATATCCTAATTACTACAGGAAAAGACGCTTGAGTTATGTTGACGCACTCTACCTTAGAGATGAAGATCAGGTAAAGGTAGTAGAACGTGTAAATGGTAAGCGGGAATTTAAAGAATATCCCGCTCGCTACATCTTCTACTATCCAGATCCACGTGGCAAATACGAAAGCGTATACGGCGAGAAACTGTCTCGAGTCGTAGCACGTAATCTCAAGGATTATCATAAAGAACTTAAAATACATAGTGGTAAGAGATTACACGAAAGCGATATTAATCCATCATTCCGCTGTTTAGAAGAAAACTATCTAAATCAAGATGCTCCTAAACTACACGTGGCGTTCTTCGATATCGAGACGGATTTCGATCCGGAACGAGGATTCGCTGATCCAAGTGATCCGTTTATGGGCATTACTGCTATTACTGTATACCTACAATGGCTAGATAAACTGGTCACACTGGCAGTACCTCCCAAAACACTAAAAATACAAGAAGCAGAGAAATTAGTCACTGAATTTAGCGACTGTTATCTCTTCGAAGATGAAGCAGATATGCTACAGACTTTTCTAGATCTATTAGATGACGCAGATATCATCAGTGGCTGGAACAGCGAAGGCTACGATATTCCCTATACTGTTAATCGTGTAGCAAGGATACTAAGCAAAGAAGATACACGCCGCTTCTGCCTATGGAATCAATTTCCAAAGAAAAGAGAATTCGAAAAATATGGCAGGCAATTAGTCACATATGATTTCGTTGGGCGTGTACATCTCGATAGTCTCGAACTTTATAGGAAATATACCTACGAAGAACGACACACTTATCGACTGGATGCTATCGGTGAAATGGAAATCGGTGAACGTAAAACTGTGTACGAAGGCAGTCTCGATCAACTGTATAATAACGATTTTCGTAAGTTCATCGAATATAACAGACAAGACGTCGCACTACTGGGTAAACTAGACGCTAAACTAAAGTTTATCGATCTATCCAACGAACTCGCACATGCTAATACTGTTCTACTACAGACTACCATGGGTGCTGTTGCTGTTACTGAACAGGCTATTATCAACGAAGCACATCGCAGAGGATTGATAGTAAGCAATCGTTCTAAAAGAGATGACAGCGAAAACACACAGGCCGCAGGTGCGTATGTCGCATATCCAAAGAAAGGTCTACATGATTGGATCGGTTCTATGGATATCAACAGCCTATATCCAAGTGTGATTAGAGCCCTAAATATGGCACCAGAGACTATCATTGGTCAATTAAGACAGACACAGACCGATGAATATATCGAAGATCTCATGATCAAACATAAAAAGAGTTTCGCAGCAGCATGGGAAGGTCAGTTCGGATCGCTCGAATACGAACTGGTTATGAAGCAGGATAAAGCCACAGAGATTATCATCGATTGGGCTAACGGCGATACCGTAGTTATGAGCGGTGCTGAGATCTTTAAGATGGTCTATGATAGCAACCAACCTTGGATGCTCAGTGCTAATGGTACTATCTTTACACATGAATTCGAAGGTGTTATCCCCGGATTGCTAAAGCGTTGGTATGCTGAACGTAAAGAACTACAGGCCAAGATGCGTGACGCACAGGCAGCAGGTAATAAGATAGAGACTGAATTCTGGGATAAACGCCAGTTAGTCAAGAAGATTAATCTTAACAGTCTGTATGGTGCTATTCTAAACCCAGGTTGCCGTTTCTTCGATAAACGCATCGGACAGTCTACTACGCTAACTGGTCGTGCTATCGCAAGACACATGGCTGCTAAGGTTAACGAGATCGTAACTGGTGAAAAAGACCATCTAGGTAAGAGCATCATTTATGGTGACACAGATTCCGTATATTTCAGTGCTTATAATACGCTAAAGAAGGACATTAATAACGGTAAGATTCCGTGGACCAACGATACTGTTATACAGTTGTACAATCAGATAGCAGATGAAGTAAACGGTACATTTGCTAAGTTTATGCTTGATGCTTTCCACTGCCCAAAAAGCAGAGGTGAAGTTATTAAAGCAGGTAGAGAACTCGTAGCCAGCAAAGGACTGTTTATCACTAAGAAGCGTTATGCTGTTCTCTATTATGATAAAGAAGATAAGCGTTATGATAAAGATGGCAGTCCGGGCAAGATCAAGGCCATGGGCTTAGATCTCAAAAGATCAGATACTCCGGAATTCATCCAGAATTTCCTGAGCGATATCTTAGAGAAAGTGCTAACCGGACATGGTGAGAAAGAGATCCTAGATTTCATATCCGATTTCCGTACAGCATTTAAAGTCCGCCCAGGTTGGGAAAAAGGCTCACCAAAGAGAGCAAATAATATTACTGCTTATCTCGGTAAGGAAACTAAAGCGGGTAAGGCAAACATGCCAGGTCACGTTAGAGCAGCCATTAATTGGAATACTCTAAAACGTATGTATGGTGATAACTACGCACAGGGCATCACAGACGGTGCTAAGGTTATCGTCTGTAAACTAAAATACAACCCAAGGGGATTCAACTCGGTAGCATATCCGTTAGATGAGTTAAGATTACCACTGTGGTTTAAAGAATTACCATTCGACGATGCGGAAAGGGAATCAACTAGCAGAGATGCTAAACAAGATAACCG